TGACTGCGGGAGTACGACGCTGCAACCGCCAGGCAACTACAACGTGCTGGGCTACTTCAACCTACCAGCGCCTCTAGCGTACTCGCAACGACCCCAACTGGTAGCATATCAAAATTTCTTAAATGTATCGACTCATAATAACGTGCGAGCAACAATTCAGCGCATGTGTTTGATGTCTGTTGTCGTAGAATCATCCCTATATATGAATCGATTATAGGATAAACTTCAATAATGTTGTTAACCCCGAGAAATTGAGTCGCTTCAGGTAGGGTATGGACTTGTATAACGAGAGTATCGTAATGATTCGTTGATTGAATACCGTTTGGCCCAGATAATCCGTTCTTTGTCACAAAATTCTTAACTGATGCAACATAATCAGAGTATGGAACCTTAAGAAACCATTTCGAATAGTAGTCTGCAAATGCTGTTATTCGTGGGTCACTGGCTCTTGGATAAGTTATTTCTTGCTTCATCTTTGATTGACTGACAATCATCTCCATATGTTCATCGAATGCTGAAACAGTTGAGTTACGTTGATCATAATCCATTGAAAATAACTGAGTGACAGCGTCATCGATTGTCAGACCTGCTTCAACTAATTTTATAATCCGTCCATAGTCATCAGAATCAATCACCGGAGTACCAAGTTTCCATATCAGTTTTGCTACCATGCCCTTACCTCCATGTTTCCTAGCAACGATGACTGTCACACCGCGTTTGAAATAATCAACATTATAACCACCAGCTGTGAGTCGATAAGAGGGAAAATGGGCATATGAAAGCTTCTCATAATGAAACGTGCCAACTAATTGAGGTAACGCCGTTAATAATGATTTCGCCTCGGGTGTTAGTAATTCAACTCCTTGGAAGTATGACTCAGGTCCCTCGTCAGTTGAAAAGATCCGTTTATTCAATACATCTTGTTCAATTTGGGGTTTAGCTGCATATGCGATTCTAAATCGGCGTGGAGATTGGTCAACAATTGATTTCAACAACTTGGTTTGAATTGGACCCAAACCGGGTTTAATCGTCATAGGAGAACAAACTACATCAACAGTAATATATGGCGGCATGACGAATATAGTAGTGCGTGGACCTTGCGAGTTCTTTAGCTTAGTTGATCCAACATGTTTGTTGTGTCGATCCTTAGTTACTGCCTGGTTAATTGCTTTCGAAATTGAACGAGAGTAACTTGACATAGTTTGAACGTTAACGACATCATACGGCTTACCACTTGCTTTGACTAAGTCATTCACTGTTTCCATTCGACTGCTAACGATAGATTCATATCCATGGACTCGATACATTGTATTACCGTTAATTGATGCGTCGTTCATTTTCTGGAGTAATTCTTCACATGTCACAGGAATCGGCTGAACACCAATGTAATGTTGTCTAAGGTCAGCATCGGTCAAACTTTTAGTAACACCATCAGAATATTGAAATCTAGCTTCCAAATGCGCGTACCATTTAGGGATAGATGTACGATCAATTGTGTAATGTAAACTGATTGAGTTGCGACCAGTTAAGATATCAATTAACCATTCAGTCGGAAATGCGAAACACGCTTTGAGATCATCAATAGTGTTGACTTCAAACACAGCATATGGGTTCTGTTCATTGTTCATTTCAGGTAGTCCACTTGTGAGAACATTCTTAGTTAATCCACCTCGCTTGAGTTGACTTTTCGAAAGATGTTGAATGGGCAGCACTTCAGCAATGAGGTCAGGATGATCGTAGAAGGTAGACAAAATACGAGTGTAGTTAGAGGGTGATACAAAGATTCGGGGTTGCAGAACTCTATTCTTTCTGACATTGTAATGGGTACCGATGACAATCTTTTCCATATATAGTGAATCACGCAAGTATTGTTTCTCGAGGTAGGCAGCGAATCTGTTTAAAGCTAGCTGTAATGTCGCTGGTTTTGGCAATTGAATGAAGTAGTCACGCAGTGGAGGTGGAGTAAGAAGTAAGTAAGCCCAAGCTTTATCATGTGGAAGTTCCATATTCAGTACTTTTGATC